GTCCGCCGACCGCGACGGCTACGGCGACGGGGACGACAACTGCTACGGCTACGCCAGGGGCTAGGGCAACGGCAACGCCAACGGCAACGGCAACGGCGACGGCAACGGCTACGGCAACGGCAACGGCAACGGCTACGGCGACGGCTACGGCAACGGCTACGGCGACGGCTACGGCAACGGCAACGGCTACGGCAATATACAAAAAATTTTATTATTTATGTAAAGGAGAGCAAAATGAATACTTGTTATGTATGTGAATATGGTTGGATTGTTATTGGCAAAGAAACTGAGAGAACCGAAAATCAAATCATCGTATCAAATGCATCAGTAGTGCGCAGATGGAACAATGGTAAAGGAATTGGAGGCATAGCAAAAGCTGAAAATAAAGATGAATATACGCTTGATTTTATAGGGGATGTGGCAATCATGATTGGGAAAGTGCTGTTTGAAATACCGTGCGAGTGGTAAAGGAAGGAGCGCAGGAATGACCACCGAGGTATACAGACTAACACTCGATCATTTTATTGATGACGGAGAAAGCCGCACACGACTGGATCAGCCGATTGTTGTACAGATGTTTTACGACAGGAGTTATGCGCCACCTGCCATATGCATAAACAACATGCTTGAAAAGATGCGTGACGAAGTTTTGAGACGGGCAACGGAAGGAGCGCAGGAATGATTATTTGTGGATTTCCTGGGACGGGAAAAAGCACGATGGCAAAATTCTCTCAGTGGGTTGATTTAGAGAGTACGCCATTTAAGAAAAACTGGCTTCTTTACGCAGAAGTGGCAAAGCATATGAGTGATAGCGGATACACGGTAATGGTATCTACACATGCGGAAATGCTCAATGCGCTTGAGCATATTGAGGCGAGCTACACAGTTGTTATTCCACCGATAACTGATAAAGATACATATATACATCGGTACGATATGCGAGGAAATACATATGATTTTATCAGGCTTCTGGATGAAAACTGGCATAGGTGGATATCTTATATTATTGAAAAACCTACTGTTCTGAAAACCGTGGTTATGCTTCCGAAGGATGGTTGCATAAAAGCATGGGCTGATGAAATGCGAGGATAGGAAGGAGAGCAGGTATGATTTCGTGCGTCATATGTGTGGCATTAGGTCTTATTGTTGGATACATTATTGGGCTTGAAGATGGAAGAAGGTGATCAGGATGCCGAAAGAACACCGTGATTTTAGCTTAAGACGCAAATCCAGACCGCTTACGCCTGAGAAGTTGATGAGCATCCTTGACAGAACAGAGGGCGGTGAAAGGGCAAAAGAAGCGTACAAGAAGCTGACAGGACTTAACCCACCGCCTGAAAAGGATGAGGTTGTGATTGAGGAAGGAGCGCAGGATGTACGAGACACGATTCAAGAGAGAGGTTGAAGAAGTTAAACGTCTTGGTGATCAAATTGGATATGGGAATATGATGCAGATTGCATCCGCACTATGGGCGAAGATGCTGATTGATGAGGGATGGCAAGATAGCGGAGCATTTTATTGCACCATCCTGTCCAACATGAAACCGGGAGACTTGACCGTTAACGCTATGAGCGAAAGAGCGGCACTTTTAGATTTGTTTACGAAATGGGAGAAGGAAGGAGCGCAGGACTAATCACAACCTGAAGGGAGGCGGTGGGTTATGATACCAAAAGTAACGATCTGGATTGACGATGATGAGGGCGGTTGCTTTCCGCTGGATGCCGAAATCAGGCGCGAAGGCGCGTATATAATTCTGGAGAACCGCACGATCAGGATCAAAGTACTGGCAGACACAATCATGATGGCATTGGGGGATGAGGGGCACGGATGACGGCAAAGGAATATCTTCAACAGATCTATTCAATCAGCAAAAGGGTGGAGCGTCTGGAGGCACAACGCGAGGCGATCCGACAAGAGATGTATTCGATCAAGTCACCTGCCGGATCAATGACAGCTGACCGTGTGCAGTCATCAATGACTGGTGACCGGATCGAGAAACTCATTGCACGAGTCGACAAGCTTGAACGACATATCGTGATCGAGAAAACCAATCTCATCAAATACCAAGAGAAGATCGTTAAGCAGATCGAAACGATGCCATCCGAACGCCAGAAGGATCTGCTGCACCGCCGCTATGTCCGCTTTGACAAGTGGGAACAGATAGCCGTTGATATGGATATGTCAACGCGCCATGTGTACCGCCTGCACGGCGAGGCGTTGCAATCCTTTGCAAAGTTGTATCTGTGTCATTGAATGTCATGCTGGACGTCTGTTAATGTTAGGATGCTGAGTTGGCACTGATGATCAGATCCTTGCATCATCGTGGCCCTTTTTATTGGGATGGCGTAACAGCCATCCCGTTTTCATTCACCATTTCTCCTTCATGAATAATGTTTTTGTGTGGTATGTGTTATGGATTATCAGTCTAAGCATTGGGAAAGAAAACGCAACATGATAATGCGGAGAGATGGTTATCAGTGTCAGCTTTCAAAAAGATATGGAAAGATAAGGCAAGCACAAGTTGTTCATCACATCTTTCCCGTATCAGATTACCCTGAATATCAGTGGTGCGATTGGAACATGATCAGTGTCACTCAAGAGATGCACAACCGTCTGCATGATAGAAACACAGACAAGCTTACTACACTTGGGCTTGAGCTGATGGAAAGAACAGCACGAAAGCACGGGATCAGTATAGGGGTATCCCCCCAGGGGCCGGGCAAGAACGTGCGCCCAGGGCCACCGGCGAGGGTAGGTTTTTCCAACTCTAAGGAACATTTGAACAAAGGGGATTGATTTCTTTGAAAAAAGCGGCATGGAAAAAAAGAATACAGAAAGCTTGTGAAGAAGTCGGAACCTACCAAGCTAGTTTTGACAATGTGATTGATACGCTTGCCGGCATCTTGGAGAATAGAGATGCGGCACAAAAAGCATTTGATGGCACGGTCATTGTTGAGCATACCAACAAAAGCGGCGCAACGAACAAGGAGCAAAATCCAGTGTTGCGCCTGATTAATGATCTGAACCGTGATGCATTACAGTATTGGCGTGACCTGGGCCTGACGCCGGCCGGGCTGAAGCGGATCAACGATGCCGCGGTCAAGGCGAAGAAGCAGCAGTCGCCGCTGGAGAAAGCACTGGAGAAGTTAAGTGGCGGATAACTGGAAGATCGCCCTGGAGTATGCGAAGGGCATCCGCGACGGGAAGATCGTGGCGAACAAGGACAGGATCCTGGCGGCGAAGAGGTTCTTCCGGGATCTGGAAAATCCGGCTTATGAGATAGATCATAAAGGTCCGGAGTTCTGTATCGGCATTATAGAGGGGACGATCTGCCACCAGCAGGGTGAACGGATCGACGGCACTCCGCTGCGGGGCGAACCGTTCCTGCTTTTGCCGTTCCACAAGTTCATCATTTACAACCTGCTTGGCTTCAAGCTGAAGGGGACCAACATCGTGCGCTTCCACGAGGCGCTGATCTTCATTCCCCGGAAAAACATCAAGACTTCATTCTCCGCGGCCCTGGCATGGGCGCTGTCTCTCTGGTACAGGAAGTCCGGGGCTAAAACTTACATTACGGCCGCGGCGCTTATGCAGTCACTGGAGAGCTTCAACTTCCTGGCATACAATGTGGACCGCATGGGGGAGAACCAGAAGACCGGCGGCCATGTGCATATCATAGATAATAATAACGAGCATTCCATGGAGGCGTCCCTTGCGGACGGCTCCTTCTTTATACGCGCCCTGGCGGCTAATCCGGACGTGCAGGACTCGCTGAACTGCAACATCGCTATCGCGGATGAGATCCACGCCTTCAAGGCGCCGAAGCAGTACAACCTGTTCAAGGAAGCCATGAAAGCATATACCAACAAGTTGCTGATCGGCATCTCGACCGCCGGCGATAATGAGCAGGGCTTCCTGGGACAGAGGCTGGCCTATTGCCGGAAGATCCTGGAAGGCACCGTCACGGATGAGCAGTACTTTGTCTTCATCTGCTGCGCGGATCCGGATGAGAACGGGCAGATCGACTACACCAACCCGCGGGTCCACGAGATGGCCAACCCGGCATATGGTGAAAGCGTCCGCCCGGATGAGCTGATGAACGACGCCCTGCAGGCCCAGAATGATCCGCAGCAGAGGAAGGACTTCTTTGCCAAGTCCCTGAACGTATTCACCTCTGCCATGAAGGCCTGGTTCGATCTGGACGAGTTCCGGCAGTCCGACCGGCAGTATGACTGGTCGTTGGAGGAGCTGGCCAGGCTTCCGATCGACTGGTACGGCGGTGCTGACCTGTCGCGTATGTACGACCTTACAGCAGCTGCGCTATACGGAAGATATGAGGGCGTGGATATCGTGATCACGCATGCCTTCTTCCCGGTCGTTATGGCAGCCCGGAAAGCGGACGAGGATAATATTCCTCTCTACGGCTGGGCGGATGACGGCTGGCTGACGATGTGCAACTCTCCGACCGTGAACGTAGCGGATGTCGTGAACTGGTTCAAGACGATGCGGGATATGGGCTTCAAGATCCGGATGGTCGGGCACGATCGGAAGTTCGCCGGCGAGGAATACTTCCCGGAGATGCGCAGGGCCCGGTTCAATATCCAGGACATCCCGCAGTATTTTTATGTCAAGTCGAACGGCTTCCGCCACATCGAGAAGGCCGCGAAGGACGGAAAGCTGTATTATCTGCACTCGGATGCATATGAGTACTGCGTCTCCAACGTGCGCGCCGTCGAGAAGACGGATGATGCGGTGCAGTACGAAAAGATAAGGCCAACACAGAGAATAGATCTGTTCGATGCGTCTGTGTTCGCCTGCGTGGCGATGATGGAAGATGCTGAGAAGCAGAAGAAAGCGGCACAGTGGTGGGGTACATGAGCATTATATCGAGAATGAAAAACATTTTTAACAAAAGGGACAGCACCGTAGCGGTCTGGATGTCGGACGGGGATATCGAGTGCACCGGCTATACATCCCTGGATAAAAATCCAGAGATCATGACCGCCTGCAGGAAGATCGCGTCCCTGATCGGGGCCGTCACCATCTATCTGATGAATAATACAGAAGGCGGTGATAAGCGGATCGTGAATGAGCTATCCAGGAAGATAGACATCGATCCGATGCCGAACATGACGCGCTCCACATGGATGGAGGCCATCGTCATGAATATGCTGCTGTACGGTAAGGGCAATTCTATCGCAGTGCCACATACCTGGGAAGGTCTGCTGCAGAGTCTGGAGCCGATCAGCGCAGACCGGGTATCCTTCATCCCGGTAGGCCGGCGTGACTACAAGGTCGCGATCGACGGAAGACCCAGGAGCTCCGACAGTGTGCTTCACTTTGTCTTTAATCCGGATAAGTATTATCTCTGGAAGGGGCAGGGCGTTACGACATGCCTGAAGGACCTGGCCGACACGCTTAAGCAGGCAGCACATACGAACAAGGCGTTCTTGCGGTCCGAGTATAAGCCTTCACTGATCGTCAAGGTCGACGCGATGATCGATGAGTTCTCCACACCGGAAGGCCGGCAGAAGATCATCGACAGCTACATTAAGCCGGCGAGGGAAGGACAGCCCTGGCTGATCCCGGCAGACCAGCTCTCCGTCGAACAGGTCAAGCCGCTGTCCCTGTCGGATCTGGCGATCAATGACACGGTCATGCTGGATAAGAAGATGGTAGCCGCGATCCTGGGCGTCCCGCCGTATCTGGTAGGCGCCGGCGAGTATAACCGGGATGAGTGGAATGCATTCATCCAGAGCACCATCATGACGATCTGTAAGTCTATCGCCAGCGAGCTGACCAAGAAACTGATCATTAAGCCGGAGTGGTACCTGCAGTTCAACGTGTGGAGCCTGATCGACTATGATCTGAAGACGGTATCTGATGTGCTGCTCTCCGGATCAGACCGCGGGTATGTCTGCGGCGATGAGTGGCGCGACCGGATGCACATGAGTCCGGCCGGGCTGAAGGAGTACAGGATCCTGGAGAACTACATCCCGTTCGATATGAGCGGCAAACAGAAGAAGCTGGTGCAGGATGAAGATTAAACTGGAATGCGAACAGGCATATCATAACAACCGGATGCGGATCATGTGCCGGAAGTCACAGAACCTCTGCGGCCATCAGTGGTATAAACCATGTAAAGGCTGGTGTGTACTGTCCGAAGGGTATAAAAGCTGCCCGGTCAGAAAGGAGACAAAATGAGGGATATGAGACAGGTACGAAGCGTACCGACAGAATTTAAAACGAGGGAGGACGGCGATAACCTTATGATCGAGGGATATTTTGCCGTTTTTGATAGCAACTATGAAATAGCACCGGGCCTGAGCGAGAGCGTAGCGCCTGGTGCTTTTTCGCGGACGATCTCAGGCGATATCCGCGCCTTGATCAACCACGACACCACTCTGGTGCTCGGAAGAACCAAAGCCAACACGCTCCAGCTTAAAGAGGATGCGCACGGACTGTGGGGGCACATCAACATCAATCCGAACGATGTGGATGCTATGAACCTGTACGAACGTGTGAAGCGCGGGGACGTTGACCAGTGCTCTTTCGGGTTTGATATCCGCTCCGAAGATACCGACATCTCCGAGAACGGTGATATCCATTGGACGATCAAGGATGTGGATCTGTATGAGGTCTCCTGCTGTACTTTCCCTGCTTACGAACAGACGAACATCTCCGCAAGATCCCAGGAGCGCGATCTCATCCAGAAGCGCGACCTGCAGGCGTGGCAGGAGAAGATGAAAGCGAGGTTGAACAATGGCACTTAAAGCACTGATGCTCCGCAAGAGACTGAACGATGCGAAGAAGGCCCTGGAGGATCTCCGGGCTAAGGACGCCGACTTCCAGACACGCGAAGCGGAGCTGACGCAGTCCATCGAAGAGGTCACATCCGACGAAGAGAGGACCGCAGTAGAAGAGGCGATCGATACGTTCGAGGCAGATAAAGCTGCGCATGAAGAGGCGAAGGGCGAGCTGGAACGCAAGATCGACGAACTTGAAGAAGAACTGCGTACCGAAGAGGAAGCGCAGGATACTTCCTTAGATGATGATGAGGAAGAAGGCGAAGAAGAAAGGAAGGCAGAACCGATTATGGTAACAAGAGCGAAGATTTTTGAAAAATTCAGTCACCAGGAACGCGCTGCTATGTTCGCGCGTGATGACGTTAAGGCATGGCTGAGCGAGATCCGCAGCTGCATCAGAGAGAAGAGAGCCCTCTCCAACGTAGGCCTCACGATCCCGGAAGTTTTTCTGGGCATCCTGCGCCAGAACATCGAGGGATATTCCAAGCTGCATAAGTATGTTAATGTCCGGCCGCTGGGCGGAACCGGCCGTGAAGTTATCCAGGGCGCGATCCCGGAAGCTATCTGGACTGAGTGCTGCGCTAACCTGAACGAGCTAAGCCTCGGCTTCAACGATGTAGAAGTTGACTGCTACAAGGTCGGCGGGTTCTTCAAAGTCTGCAACGCGACTCTGGAAGACTCCGACATCGATCTGTCCGGCGAGATCCTGACAGCGATCGGCCAGGCTATCGGCTACGCACTGGATAAGGCTATCCTGTACGGCCGCAACGCTGCAGGCAACGCCAAGATGCCTCTGGGCGTCGTGTCCAGACTGGCCCAGGAGAGCGAGCCGGCCGGTTATCCGGCTACTGCCCGTCCGTGGGTCGACTATCACACCACGCACATGCTGACAATCGCCAACAGCGTGACCGAGAAGGCGCTCTTCCAGACCCTGCTGCTTGACAGCGCTGTCGCTAAGAGCAAATACGCCACCGGCTCCCGTGTATGGGTCATGAATGAGACCACATATACATTCCTGAAGGCGCAGGCCCTGTCCATCAACGCTGCAGGCGCTATCGTCTCCGGTATGGATAACACGATGCCGGTCATCGGCGGCACCGTGGAGACCCTGGACTTCCTGCCCGACTATGTCATCATCGGCGGCTTCTTTGAGCTGTACCTGCTGGCTGAGAGAGCTGGCAAGAAGTTCGCGCAGTCCGAGCATGCATTCTTCCTACAGGATCAGACAGCCTTCAAGGGCACCGCAAGATATGACGGTGTTCCGGTCATCCCGGAAGCCTTTGTGGCTATCGGCGTGAACGGCGTTACTCCGACCGCTGAGATGGACTTTGCCGCGGATAACGCGAACACTCCGGACGCTGTGATCCTGAGCGCCTCTGCCGCCACTGTGCAGGCTACGAAGAAGATCACCCTGAAGGCCACTGTCCTGGCTGCCGGTATCCCGGTTGATGCAGACATCACCTGGACTTCCTCCGCAGAGAGTAAGGCCACCGTCGCTGATGGCGTGGTGACTGGCGTGGCTTCCGGCTCCGCAGTGATCACTGCATCCGCTGGATCCGCGACAGCAGTCTGCAATGTGACCGTTACATCATAAGTAGAGAGGGAGTGATCCTGTGACAGACACCGAACTGTTGACCATGACTAAATGCAACCTGTCGATAGCGGGTACCACGTGGGATCCATATCTCACCAACCTGATCACGGCTTCTAAACAGATGATAGCCCGCGAGGGCATCACGCTGGGGAATACCGTGGAAGACGCCAATCTGGTCGTTATGTATGCATCTTATCTCTTCCGGAAGCGCGCCGAGGATAACCCGGCGATGCCCCGGATGCTCCGGTATGCGCTTAACAACCGGCTGCTGTCCGAGAAGGGGGCTGTGTCATGAGGCTGGATGGACTGCTCAGGATCTGCCGTCTTGAGAATGTATCCGTTAAGGGCCGGATGCCGCAGGAGCAGCTTGTGCCGAGGTGCTACGAATACTATGAGCGGCGCATGGTAGGCGTGACGCGTTACTATGCGGCCCTTGGCGCTAACAAGCAGGTGGATATGGTACTCCGGATCTGGAGGAACCCAAGCATCACGATTAAAGATTATGCGGTACTGGAAGATAATAACCAGTATCGCATTGTTTTTATCCAGGAACTGCTGAACGATGACGGACTTGAAGTAATGGATCTGACGCTTGAAGCGCTGGAGGACAATTATGACATTGCAGAACAAACTGAGTGAATTATATGCACCGTTTACGGAACTTGACTGTGATGTCAGTCATTACAAACGGTTGAAGTCAAATCGGTTCGTTGTGTGGTCGGAAGATGGCGAAGAAACGTCTTTCCGTGCTAATAACCACAAAAGCGAACAGCAGCTGACAGGTGTTATTGATTTCTACACCTTGAGAGAGTTTGACCCGATTGCTGACAGCATTCAGGAAATACTAAACTCTGAAGATGTGGGGTGGAGCCTTGAACTTGTCCAGTACGAGGATGAAACGAACCTTATTCATTTTCAGTGGAGGTGGTGGATTGGCTAAACTCAAATTCACAGGCCTTGACGAATATGTCAGCCAGCTGAAAAAGCTTGAGAAAGTATCCAGTGAGTGCATCGGCGCGGCGATCTATGAGGGGGCCGGTCTGGTAGCAGATGCGGTCAAGGAGAACATTCAAGCGCTGCCGATTGATAAGAGGTATGCAGGCAGATCTGTGATGCTTAACGGCATTACAGAAGAACAGAAGCAGGGACTGATTGACGGCTTTGGCATTGCGCCGCTTCAGGATGAAAATGGTTATCTGAATGTTAAGCTTGGTTTTGCCGGGTATAACTCAATGATAACAAAAAGTCATCCGGGCGGTCAGCCCAATTCAATGATTGCGCGGTCTGTCAATTCTGGCACGTCATTCCGTCAGCGGATTCCGTTCGTTGACAACGCTGTGCGATCCAACAAGGCGCAGTGTGAAGCAAAGATGAAAGAAACATTTGATAAAGAATTAAAGAAGGCCTTGTAACCTTCTGAAAGGAGCAAAAAAATGGGAGTTGGCAAAATCGTAACTGGCTTTTCCAAGCCTTATGTTGCACTCTATTCTGCATCCGCTGGGACCATCACGTACACATCCGGGCAGCTTCTCAGCCAGGGCGTGAGCGTGTCCGGGTCGGCTGATCAGGCTGATGACAACAACTTTTATGCTGATAACGTGATCTCTGAGAGTGAGAGCGGCGTGTTCACTTCCGGCGAGCTGTCCCTGACTGTAAAAGGTCTTGAACAGGCTGCAGAAAAGTTGATCATGGGCCTGCCGACCGCAGGAGAAAACGGCCTGATGGCTTATGATGATGATCAGGCCGTGCCGGATGTCGGCATTGGCTTTGTTGTCAGATATATGCAGGACGGCGTTACCACCTACACTCCGGTTGTGTATCCGCGCTGTGCGTTCCAGTTCCCGAATGTGGACGCCGCAACGCAGGAGGAAAACATTGATTGGCAGACTCAGGAGCTGATCGCAACCATCAAGAGGGCAGAGGATGCGAAGCGCACATGGAAATACATGGGCGGTGCTGAGACTACCGAGGCGGCGGCCGTGGATAAGATCAAGACGTTTTTCGGCATCTCTGGATGAGGAGGAGGGGCTAAATGCGAGTAGGAGAAAAAGAAGTAGGGTTCAAAATGAATGTAGGCGTGCTGTGTGACTATAACGATTGGTGCGCCGGAAATGAAAAAGCTTCACTTTTCTCTGCCGGTCTGGTCAAGGTTGAGTACATGACTCGTGCTTATTCGGCAAAAAATGGCGGTGACTATCTGACAGTTGCGGAGCTTCGCGAACTTGAGCCGTGGGAGCTGGACGATATCCTAAAAGCGGCAAGAGAGGAGGAAAAGCGAAGCAGCAAGCGGCAGGTTGAAACCGCTGAAGATCCAAAAAAAAAGGCCGACAAGTAAGGATTGACTGGAATCGGTCTTGGTATATCTACATGGGACTGCAATTGGGGCTGGCATCACAGGACGTCATGGAGCTGACACAAGGTGAGTTCTTCGATCTGATGGCCTGCGATGCCATAACCAAAGGCAACGCCAAACAGAAACACAAAATGAAGAAGATGGACTTTGATGACTTTATGGCACTGAGGTGAAGGCATGGCTGTGAACATTGGCCCGAAAATCGGCATAGACGGCGAAAAAGAATATAGAAAGCAGATCAATAATCTGATCACACAGCAAAAAACCTTTTCCGCAGAAATGCGCGAACTTGAATCCTCTTTTGACGATTCCACGTCCGCGATGGAGAAGAACCGCAAAAAGGGCGCACTTCTTGAAAAGCAGATTGCCAACCAAGAAAAACAGGTTGAAGAACTTGAAAAGGGCCTGAAGGCATCCGCGGATAAATACGGAGACAACGCCACAGAAACGCAGAAGTGGAAGCAGGCCGTTGCCAACGCAAAGACTGAGCTGAACAAAATGCGTTCCGAGCTGGACAAGGTGCCCAAATCCTTGTCACAGGTCGGCAAGGGCATGCAGAATGTCGGTAAAAAGATGCAGTCAGTTGGCGATACCCTCACAAAGAAGGTGTCGGCACCGCTGACTGCATTTGCGGCGGCATCAATTGCGGCGTGGAAAGAAGTTGATGAAGGCCTTGACATTGTCGCGAAGAAAACCGGCGCAACCGGCGCGGAGCTTGCCGGGCTTCAGGAGTCTGCAAAGAACGTTGCAACAACTATTCCAACATCATTTGCTGACGCTGGAACGGCAATCGGTGAGGTCAACACAAAGTTTGGCGTGACCGGTACGGAGCTTGAAAGCCTGACTACCAAATTCATCAAGTTCGCGGAGGTCAATGACACTGACGTCAATTCGTCCATTGACGGCGTTCAGAAGGTCATGGCGGCGTTCGGTCTTGAGACTAAAGACGCTGGTGCCCTGATGGATGCTATGACCAAGACAGGCCAGAAAACGGGCGTGTCGATGGATGCCCTTCAGGGGTCGATGGTTAAGAATGCTGCGGCAATGCAGGAGATGGGCCTTGATGCCTACTCTGCCGCTGGGTTCCTTGGATCTGTGGAGATGTCCGGCGCGAACACAGAAACGGTCATGACTGGACTGACCAAGGCACTGTCAAACGCCAACGCAGAGGGCAAGACCCTGCCGCAGGCCCTTGGCGAGTTCCAGTCGATCATGTCATCTTCTGCAAGTGATCAAGAAAAACTAAACGCTGCAATTGAGCTGTTCGGCAAGAAGGCAGGCCCGGCGATCTACGAGGCTTGCAAACAGGGATCACTGTCATTTGAAAATCTTTCGGCTGATGCATCTGAATACATGGGTGCAGTCGAAAAGACATTTGACGCTGTTATAGATCCGGCTGACAACTTCCAGGTTGCCCTGAATAAGGTAAAGGCCGCAGGGTCAGAAATCGGCGGTACACTGCTCCAGATTGCCGCGCCAGCAATTGAAAAACTGGGAGATTACGCGAGTGATGCGGCTGACTGGTTCAATTCCCTTACAACCGAACAGCAGGAAACAGTTGCATATGCGGCCACGTTTGCGGCAGGGGTCGGCCCTGTCATATCTGTATTAGGCCGGATTGCATCAACAGCCGGTACTGTTGTTGAAAAAATTGGGAGTCTTGAAGCACTGCCCGGCTTTATCGGCGCACTTGCGTCACCGGCTGGAGTCGGTGCGCTTGCAGTCGGCGCGCTGGCCATCGCCCTGAACACTATGGATCAGGATGTTGGATATCTGAATGAGGACATCCAGACACTTGTGACGGACACGTCTGCTGTTGTTGGCGAACTGGACACCGCAACAGGTTCTCTTCAAGACACAATGGAAGAGTCCAAAAAGAGCATTGACGATATCAACGCACAGGCCGACACCGCCAACGCGCTTGTTGATGAACTGGCACAACTTGAAAAGCAGTCAAGTCTGACGGCTGTTGAGCAGGGCCGGATGCGAACGATTGTCGGCGAACTGAATGCGATGTATCCCGATTTGGGCGTACAGATTGACGCATCAACCGGGAAACTGAGCAAGTCATCCGGGGAAATCAAGAAATACATTAAGAACGCGCGCGATATGGCCCTGCTGGAGGCCTACACCAAAGCGGCGTCAAAAGGTTATGAAGAACTTGCTGAAGCGTCCATTGCTCTGACTAAAGCAAGGGATCAGGAATCAAAGAACCTTGAGACGATCAACGATCTTGAAGCTCAGAAGGCAGATCTGGACAACGCCATACAGGATTCAGCCGGGAACATCATTGACGCAACCGGCAATCTGGTTATGACCTATGACGAATATGAAAAGGCCATGACAGATGTTTCCAATGATCTGGAAACTGCGAAGGGCAGGCAGGAAGAACTGACCGCCGAAACTGAAAAAGCTCAAGGCGTTTATGATGAGGCCGAGGAAACTATTTCCATGTATGAAACCGAGGCCGAAAATCTAAGCGACACCCTACACGGCACAGAGGAGGCCACAGAGTCAGACACGGCGGCAGTTGAAGCCAACACGGAGGCCACAGCCGCTAACGCTGAAGCCAATAGGCAGAGAGCCGCCGCGCTTGCGGATACCATTGCAACGGCGGTTACAAAGATTGGTGAAGAAATCACCGCGTGGGATGATCTCTACACAGCAACACGCGAAAGCATTGAAAATCAGGTCGGGCTGTTTGATGAGTGGAAGCAGGACACGGAAGTAACAGCCGACAGCATCATTGCCAACCTTCAGAGTCAGATCAAGGGCATGACCAGCTACAACAGCAACATGAAAAAGCTGTCAGAGGCAGCAGTCAAGTCGGCGGATCCGAATTTCAAGGCGTTGGTGCAGTCTATCAACGACATGGGCGTTGACGGTGCGGCGTATGCCCAGGTGCTTGTTGACGCCATGGAGAACGATAAAGATAAATTCAATGAGATCCTGACGCAGTACGGGTCAACCAGCGGCATCAAGGACGATCTGGCAGAGACATCAACATACATTGCCAGCGACTTCACAACAAGGACAGGCGCGGCGATCAGGGGCGTTGTCTCTGCCGTTGACGCGCTTGGAAAAACCAAGGGGTTTGCCACCTTAAAGACCGGCGCACAAAATGCCGTGGCAACCGTGACGGGTACACTTGCACAGATGGTCACATCAGCAGGCAATGCAGGACGGCAGACGGATACCAACCTGAAAGCCGGTTATTCTGGCTTGCCGGGAACGGCGAAAGCGGCGGCATCGAGGGCATCGGCAGAGTCCAAGGCGGTTATTGACGGCACGAAGTACAACCCGAAGGTTGACAAGGTCGGCGTGACCAACTCAGCGATCAGCGGCGCGGAGAAGTCGATCAGTGACGGCGTCAAGCCTACAGTAAAGGTTGCCAGCATCTCAACAAGTGACGCGATATCTTCGGCATGGCAAAACATCCAGAATTACTTCAACAGAAACCCGATCACAGCCACGGTGAGGCAGATCATCCAGAAGGTGACCGGCGCGGCACACAACGCCAACGGCGGCATCATTGAAAATGAAACGCTGTCATGGTTGGCTGAGGGTGACAAGCCAGAGGCGGTTATTCCGTTGGATGCGTCCAAGAGATCACGGGCGTTGGCCCTGTACCAGCAGACCGGCGAGCTGTTGGGCATTGACAACTCAATTAAGACAAGTACAACATTGACCCTTCCTGATGGTCAGCAGTCCACAGCCAACAGTGATCTAACGATTGGCTTCGATGATGAGCGGCTTTATCAGGCGGTTGCAACAGCGGCGATGCAGGGCATGGAAAACGCCAACATCAGGATTTACATGGACAGCCGCGAAACCGGCAGGGTGTTGCGAGATATGGGGGTGCAGTTCGCATGATATTACAATACCAGTCATCTAATGGGCAGGTGTTTGATTTGAAGGTCGGACACATCCGCACAAGAACAGCAAACTACCATACATATAACTGGAGGCCGCAGGTCATTGATCAGCAGTATGGTGCGAGAGTTTACAGGTTCGACAAGGAGGCAGTGGCTTACGAGTCACTGCTTTCTATTTTCGGTTCACTGGAGGAGCGCAAGCAGTGGTTGAACATTCTGCACTCAGCCTTTGAGCATGACATTGTGAACATGACACCGGGGCGAATTACGCACGGCATGTATTCCATCGAGTGTTATATCACGATGTCAAACACTTACTATGAAGAGCCATTTACTCAGAATGAGATCACGATTTACTGCCCTTATCCCTTCTGGAGCCGGTCAACAACACACAGGCTGCGTAATCAGGGCGGCGAAAAAGAATATCCATACTTAGATTTTGAATATGATTTTGAGTATGATTTTCAGGCAAAACTGTCCGGCTTCGCATCAATCCAGAATGAAGCTGTTGCGCCGTGTGATTGGGAGATGGTGATATACGGGCCGGTGACCAATCCGCTTGTATCAATTGACGGTATGATTGTTGGAGTTTATGCCGTGATCGGAACGGGCGAGAAAGTAGTCATTTCGTCCCGTGACAAGACGGTTAAGCGGATTGCAGGAAACGCAGAGGGCAATCTGTTCAATCAGCGTTACAAAGGCAATTCGATCTTTGAACGCCTGCCGTCCGGTTCTCATCTCGTGATCTGGTCTGGTGAATTTGATGTGGATATTACGACATTCGCCGAAAGGAGTGAACCGCCGTGGATCTGATATTAGCGGACGCCTACGGGCAGGAAGAGCGCGTGGTTGAAGAGGATCTTGATTTGGATCTGGGCGTGACCAATGATTTTGTTTTGGCTGCTTCTTACGGCACATGGAAGGGTGACTTAAACATCGGTAAACGATTATATATTCCCGGCACCGAGTACGGCGGCATCATCAAAGGCATCAAGACGGCAACGAATACCGGCAAGATTGAAGTGAAGGGCCGCACGTGGCGCGGCTATCTTGCCAGCCGGATCATTGAGCCGCCTGCCGGTGCATCGCATTATGTCGCATCAGGGGAACTGAACGACATCATCCGGGCACTGATCAAGATACCTGGCTTTGTGGTATCGGAGAAAAGCACGGGGGTTAACATCACTTACCAATTCAACAGATATGTGACTGTTGAGGCTGGGCTGTCTGCAATGCTTTCCACGGTGGGGTTTCGACTTGATATCAAGTACATCCAGACGCAGACAGGCGGTTATGCTGAAGTGCAGGCAGTGCCAGCCATTAATTACGGCGATCAGATAGCATACTCACAGGATTCACTGATTGATTTTGCAACCAATGACAATCAAATGGGCGTCAATCATTTGATCTGTCTTGGAAAGGGTGAGCTTGCCGACCGGCTTGTTGTCCATCTGTATGCCGACAGAAACGGCAACATCAGCCAGACGCAGAGCATCACCGGTATTGATGAGATCGTGCAGGTGTTTGAAAACTCAGGGGCAGAGGGTGACACGCTGGTTGAGTCTGGAACAGACAAGTTAAAGTCACTGCTGAACACCAAGACATTCACAGCATCCGTAAAGGATGTTGAAAAAGAATTATATATCGGTGATACGATCACCGGCATTGATTACATCACTGGCAACCGGGCAACAAAGCCGATCATTCAGAAGATCGTAAAACGGAAACTTGGAAGGATTTCCATTGATTACAAGATCGAGGAGTAACGCATGAGAATTGTTACAGGTTACAAGGGAACGCCGCACATAACGGCGAATGATGAACAGGGCAGAAATCAGGGCATTTTCGGCGAAGATAGTTATATTCTGGACGTTGGGCAGAAGTTCGCCGCAACGCTTGTAAATTCGACAACGCTTGAAATTCAGGACGGTGAGGGAATGCTGCAAGGTGTTCATTTTCGTGTGCTGCCCGGCACGGTTGACACTGTCACAATTCAGAATGGCGTTGTCGGGTTCAACCGCATTGATCTGGTATGTGCCAGGTACACAAAGGACGCTGTGACCGGCGTTGAAAATGTCGAGTGGGCAGTGATCACGGGCACGCCGTCCGATGGTGCGGCGGTTGAGCCTGAGTACAATCACGGGAGCGTGCTGGCTGGTGACACGATCGTTGACTTTCCTATATATAAGATATCCCTTGAAGGGATCACGCCAACAGTTGTTATGCAGCCTGCCGAGCAATCAACTATTGCGTATGTTAAAGATGCGATTGATACGATGCATCAGCGCGCAAAGGTGTATCCAAATCCGAGTGTGACCGTACAGGTCGCATCTGGACACGCAGCAGGGGCAATTGTTAACTTTCCGACTGATGGGGATTATCTTTGGATTGTTACGGCAACAGGGACATACAATCAGACGCCTTCTGATTTTGGCTCTTCGCCATCCATCACGATAGAAACAGCAAGCGGCCCTCAGTGCAGCATGAAAGGGTTCTGCTTCTCTGAATCGGTTGGGGTATTGAACGCAGACAACATCCTGTTTACCACCGGCACTGTATACTCCAAGGCTGGCGAAGCTGCCAACATCGTTGTTAATCCGATAGAAGTACCCATTGCAGTAACCATCATCTTTGAGGGGGTGAGGCTAATATGATTACCACGATACATACGATTAATTTCGCAGAACAGGTCACGCCGCCGGTTATCCCTGTTATTCAGGGAGACACCGGCAGAAACCTCCAATTTGAAATTGCTGATTATACAATCCCTGAAGGGGCAACAGCAACGTACTATATTCAGAAGCCGTCAGGAAATGCAGTTTACAACACCGCTTCGATTTCTGGGAATCATATCGTTGTCGAGTTGACCGCGCAGGCCATCGCGGAAACCGGAAGCAATCACATGCAGGTGCGGCTTGCGCTGAATGATGAGATCATCACATCGTTTGACATCCTGCTGCTTGTTTATCCGTTCAGGGGCGTTGACGCCATTGAAAGCCTTACGGAGATGAATGTGTTTGATAAGGCTGTCGAACAGGCAGAAGAAGCAATTGACGCCTATGCCGACACGCAGAAAGATGCCATCGAAGCGAAGGGGCAGGAAGTCATTGAATCTCTGCCGGAAGATTACACGGAAGTTCTGTTGGACATTACTGACTTAAAGGCAGATTTAAGCGATAGTGTCGGTGACTTAAAGAGTGCTTTTAATCAGGAAGTTGTTGTAGAAAATACAAATTTTGCAAACAGAATAGCGGTAGATTATAGTGTTGTTCCGGTTTCAGACATTCCAAATCTTGTCACTTATTCAAACAAGGGAATAGCAAGCAACAAAATTGTTGCGACAAACAATTATAATTGCTACGCTTTTATGATTCCTTATAAGGATTTTTCATTTGATGTTCATAGCACCACACCTGTGTATCTGATTAACTCACTTCCATCTGGGACTTCTGGCGAAGTAATTGATGGGAGTGCATTGACAGGGGCATCGACCGACTCAACTTATAAACGTTATACTGTTAATGCACCAAAAGGAACATACGTCCTGTTTGAATTAGCAAAATCCTATAGTCAGGCAATAAAAACAACATGGAGCAATCCGTTCACAATGAGCGGATTAGAACTTAATAGTTATCAGGATTGGTTTGCTCGTTATTCTGAACGAGGAGAGTCAAGTGCGTTTATCCCTGTTGCTGTTACAAAAGTCACAGGCAAACTTGTTAATACTACAACTGGTGGGTTATCTTCAAACGCATCGTATGACACATATTATTTCCAATGCCCTGCAAGTGCGGTTTCAGTTACTTGTGCAAATGGTTTTCGTGCTGTTATTACTTCAAAAGACCCAACAGAAATAAATTCAAATGGTTATTTTATAAGAACTGTATATGAATATGAAAGCGAAAGAGTAAACACATTTACTGTAAATATTGGGCAGTTTGTAGTTATTTCAATCAACGTCAACGATTATCCAAGTATTAATTTAGTAACTGATATGGTGAAGCATTTTATGTTGCCCACATTAAGGCTGTCTTATGGACAGAAAAATAGTTTTTATCGTTTTGGAAAGAGTGGTTCTGCAACTTATCTTTACATTTACTATGTAAGTGGGAATAAGATTGTACAATGGCAGTTGCACAACGTTCCTGCGGAAGCTAGTAACTCTAATACATGGCAGATAGGTCATGTAATGGGATATGATTTTAACGGGTTAAATATTTCAAACGGAGTTGAACTTGTCGGCGGCGGCGAATTTGAATTGGCTTTTAAGGAACATGGAGCAACCGACTTTTGCGGTGGCAATAATCATGGTGATGAAAACACAGATTTTTTTGCATTACATATTGATGGGAGAGCAATTGATTTAGCAAACGTGGATAATGATTTCCATATTTTTGACAGGATTGACGCAATTGAAGAGGCAACCGTTAACAGATGCAATGCACCTGACGAAGATATTTTGTCACATCAGAAAATTTGGGCATTTACAAATGGGAAAGTAATTGTTCGACAAACAATTAAATATCTTGAATCACTTCAAGTTGATGGTGCTTTGGTTTGTATGTTTGCCGCAAATCGTTCCTCATTCCCATACGGAGTGCGACAGGGTGGTGTTGATATTGAAGATATGAGTAATCAAGGGTATGCACATATCTGGACAAAAGAAAATAGTGTGTTTTATGAAATGTATGGCAACAATGCAACAGCAAAAATATCGTCTTCAATTTCAAACGGCAATATTACAAGTGGTTTGTGGATTAACGATACCGCAGACCTCAACAAACTGTATTATGAAGCATATGCAGATGCTACATCCGCTAATCCTGTTTCTGTCCCAAATGGCACAGTATTAACTGTAAATACTGAATACGAAGTAGCGTATTCATAAGGTAAGTAAAAGCAGATCACTGGAAGAACTTAATCTTCGAATGATGGAGATAGCGGGACTCAATTAAAGCACACTTTACAACAGTAACCTGGGGCGCGAAAGCGTCCCTTTTTTGACAACAGAGGGAGACACGACATGCACACAGAGATGATCATAACAATCATCGTTACTGTCATTGGCTCAAATGCCTTGTGGGGGTTCGCTCAGTTCTGGATCAGCCGGAAGGATAAGAAGCATGACAAGCTGACGGCCATTCTTGACGCCGTGAAAGACGTCAAAGCGGATGTGGATACCGTCAAGGAAGATGCGCGAAAGCAGAATGCAATCCTTGCACGGACGCACATCCTGCGGTTCAAAGATGAACTGTACAACAACATCAAGCACTCATCTGAATACTTTGAGCAAACATTGGACGATATCGAAGTATACGAGAAGTATTGCACGGGCCACCCAGATTTTGCAAACGGCAGAACAAAGGCCGCAACCAAGTACATCCGCGAGGAGTACGACAGACTATTCAAGGAGCATAAATTATGAAGCTTGAAGGCCGCAACAATTATAAATATCAGCGTTACGGCGGGAAATTTACAACAGTGCATCGGGTTGTAATGCATGAGGTAGACCCACGCGAGAATGAACACGAGTTGGTCGTACATCATATAGACGGTGATAAAGCCAATAACGTGCCAAATAATCTTATGTGGATGACGCCCGAAGAACATTCGCGCTTGCATCATATAGGTGAAAACCATTTCCCATGTGACGGGCAAAACAACGCCAATTATAAGCATGGCATGTGCGTTGGCGGCGTATCAAAAGAATACAGGCAGATACACAACCACAAAACTTATATGAAGCATCGGGAGAGGCGTCTTGCAAAACAAAATGCATATGGCGCAGAGCATAGGGAGCACAAAAGGTGGTACGACAAAATGCGCCATTGGACAAAACAACTTGAGCTTGCAACTACTGACGAACGTAGAAACGAATGTAGGCGAAAGATTGAATTTTTACAGGAGAGTGCCGTATGAAAGTTTCAAACCAGTTTTATGATATTGCAAAATGGGTTTGCATGGTAGTTATCCCTGCCCTGACCACGGCTTATGTCGGGCTGTCAGCGGTCTGGGGGTGGCCTTATGCAACAGAGGTTGCAAAGACCAGCGCGGTCATCTGCACGCTGCTTGGTGCCCTTCTGGGTATCAGCACGGCAACATATAACAAGGATCAGTCAGAGACTGAAGCCTGATATCATTACGCCATGGGAGGGGTTTTATGCCCTTCCCCTTTTTTGTTTGGGGGTTAACATGAACATTAACAAAAAGCTTACCGGCATCAACCACACGGCCCTGAAGCGGACAGCGGCATCCATCGAATATATCGTCATCCACTATGTCGGGGCCTTGGGTGACGCGAAGGCCAACGCAACCTATTATGCCAGTCAGAAGGTCGGGGCATCGGCTGACTTCTTTGTCGGCTTTGCTGGTGATATCTGGCAGGGGAATGATTATTATAATTATTATTCGTGGCACTGTGGCGGCGGCTATCAATCCAGCCTGCCGGATGGGGGAAAGTTCTACGGCAAATGCACGAACCGAAACAGCATCGGCATCGAAATGTGTGTCAAGAAGAAGTCCACCAAGACGATGAACGCAACGGACAAAGATTGGTACTTTGAGGCGGCAACCGTCAACGCGACTGCCCAGCTTGTCGCTCAGCTGATGCGTGAGCTGTCCATTGACATCAACCACGTGATAAGGCACTTCGATGTTAACAAAAAGATCTGCCCGAATCCCTTTGTTTTCAACACTGGAGCCTATACTTGGGCATCCTTCAAGAGCATGGTCAACCACTATGCAGGCGGCGGTGAGCCTGTCAGTGAAGTCAAGTGGTACAGGGTCCGCAAGACATGGGCAGATACCAAGTCGCAGCTTGGAGCTTACGAAGTTCTGGAGAACGCCAAAAAGAACTGTCCGGTCGGCTATTCTGTTTTCGATGACACCGGTAAGGCTGTGTATACACCCGTTGACGCCGTATCACCTGCGCAGCCTACTAAATACCCGTCAGGCGTTCCGGCAAGCAAATCCGCATACATCGAAGCGGTCGGCGCGATATGCCGCGATCTGATGGCGGAGACGGGCATCCTTGCGTCCGTGGTGACAGCGCAGTGCTGCCTTGAAACCGGCTATGGCCTTGCGTCTGATTGCAAGGTGCTGATGGATGTCAACAACCTGTTGGGGATGAAAACCGACTTAATCAACAACACGTGGAGTCAGTGGTCTGTCTGGAACGGGCAGTGCATCGAAAAGATTACGCCTGAGTATAAAAAAGGATGGGTCAAACAGCCTGACAAGTTCCGTTGCTATCCCAATTATTATGACTGCATCCGCGACTATGAGGCGTTCCTGCTTCACGTCCGCAACAACAAGGGCTATAAATATGCCAGCATCAAAGGCGTGACTGATCCTGCGGCGGTGATCAGACGTATCAGGATCGGCACGGGAACGGTCAACAGCCCGGAGGGGTACTGTACAGATCCGGCATATGAGACGAAGATCCTGAAGATCATCAAGGACAACAATCTGACCAGATTTGACGCGAACGCATCAAAAACTCCTGCGAACGCGATAATAGACCGCTATGCTGTCCGGCATGACATCAATGACAAGGCGCATCAGCTTGGACTTTTCCACGATCTGAACAATGCCCGGAAACTGGCTGACCAGAATTGGGGCTACAAGGTTTTCGATATCACAACGGGGAAAGCGGTCTATGAGCCAAAGCTTTCCGCTACACAGGCGTTCATCGCCCAGATGGTGTATATGGATCTGATCGTCCGGGATGATATCAAGGCCGGCCGAAAATGGGAGTACCGCAACAAGAACACGTCGTCCTTCTCCAAGACCTTTGACGAGGCAAGGGCGGCAGGGAACCGCAAGACTAACTGCGTCAGCGGTGTACAGTGGGCATTGCTCCGCGCTGGTGCTGTCGGATCTGACAGGAAGGGCATACAGTGGTATGGCAACAAGGGCATCGTGTGGGTCGGATCTGACGCTGAGAAGAACGCGAAGAAATATTTCGATATTGTGAAAGTCGGAGATAAGACCGTCAACCAGTGCCTGAAGGACGGCACGATCCAGCCCGGCGATATTGTGACATACGTAAAGCTGTCACACACCAACGCATACATCGGGCAGGGGATGTGGCTCGACTGTGGGCACGCCAACTGCTCCGGATCCGGAGAGGGCGCAGCCTTTAAGCAGTGGACATGTGCAACGCCTTACGGCGGTTACAAGGTTGCGGAAATCCTGAGGCTGAAATATAATTAAGTAATCGTTAGACACATTAAAAGGGCGCAGGGCGGTGTTTAAACCCCACGCAAGCCCCACAAAAGCGCCGAGAATGCGCGGTTTTCGGTGCGTTTGACTTTGTGTGCTATAATATTTCGGCGGTTTTGTAGGGACGGGCAAAAATCGGATTTTCGTTGAATTTACGGCATTTTTAAGGGATTATTGGAAACTATAAAAAGGTGTTAAATGGAGATTAATCCCCACAAAGCCCCACACTCGTCTCAGGTAACCGGATCTTTTCGATCTCTGCGCGGAGATCTTCCAGGCTCCTGTGGCCATATACTCCGGATGTTATATCTCCGGCAAAAGAGTGGCCCATGAGTCGCTTCCGGTCCGCATCGTTGACGCCGTACTTTTCACACAGCATGCTGAAGGTATGGCGGCAGTCGTGAGGGGTATGCCGCTCAATCCCGAGGCGGTCGAGGGCTGCATACATCCCTCTGCGGATTACCGGGACACTGTCCGGGAAGTCATCGGGCACGAGATCACGGATCGCGCTGTGGATCGGCACGATCCTGTTCTTGCCGGCTGCGGTCTTCACACCGCCGCGGAAGTACCAGTCTGTCTTGTTGATCTCCAATCCCTGAAGCGCTCCAACGCGATAACCTGAGTAGCACATGACCAGGATCGTCCGCACGATCTGCAGATCTGTGTGGGCCCAGAGGATGACCAAATCCGACTCCGTGAAGGGAACTCCGTGCTCACTTTCGCGGCCGTTCGGTATTACAACATATTGGGCAACATCCTTTTCGCACATCTCACGGGAAATTGCATATTTCCACAGCTGCTTTGCAGTCAAAACGATATTCGCTCGCGTCCCTTTGCTATATTCACAATCAGTGACAACCTTCTGGAGCTCGTCCAGATGGATGCTGTCAATCGGACGCGCAGCGAAGACCTTCAGATACTTCCACCCCTGAATATAGTTTAATTTTGCAGAGGCTGACAGCTTTTTCGGTGCGTTCTCGCCGAATTTCCAGTCAATGAAAAGATCATATACCTGCTGGAGCGTGGTGCTGGTATAAGCCTGATACTGTGTCTGTGTCAGGACTTTAGCGATGAAGGCATCCACGTCCTGACGATCATACTGCAGATCGATTTCAAGCCCCGGCTTGTAAGTGCCATTCTTATAAGCGGAGAGCACAGCAAAGCCGGTATACCAGTCCGGGACATAGCACAGGGCCTTCGGCCTTATGTATCGGCCCAGCTCGTCCCGATCCGTCGCAGGAGGGTGGACAGCGTAAGGCAGCCGCCGGCCCTTGCCGACATACCTGATCTGACCGTAACCGTTTGGGAGCCGCGGGTGTTTTTTCTTCTTGGGCATGACATCCTCCTAAAAATGGGCGCAAAAATAGCGCGTGCAATGGTGACATGCGCTCCGGAAGATGGTATACTCTTTGTGACTCAGGTATAGCTTTCCGGAGCTGTACTTTCCGCTCATCCTGTTGGCGCAGGGTGGGCGGTTTTTTTTTATTCTCCTACCAGTTCGTTGTATTTCTCCAGAAGCTCCTCATACATGGCCTTGTAATCAGGCTCTGTTTCTGCCTCTGGCGCGTCCGTGGTGATTCATTTTTTCCCTCCTCCTTCTGTGATGCTGTGTACTTCTGTCTCTATTACCTGCAGGTCGTCGCCGAGGAAGTCCTGCCGTGTAATATGCTGCATCTCGTGCCGGTAGTGCCGGATCTGGTCCTCGTAGGACATCCGGGCATTGAGCACGATGGTGTAAAACCCGTCTGTTTCCTTCACAAAGCTGCCGATCGTGGTCGGCAGGTTCTCATATACAACCTTGACCATATCATCACCCCCTCAATTGCTGTGATATGATCATATAGCATGAGGTGGTAAAAAATCTCACCACCTTAATTCATCCGATCGATCATCTGCTTGACAAACTCAATGTCTTCCTTCTTAACCTTCCGGGAGGCATCGAAGAGGACCTTGTACTCCGGATTGTGGAAGAGGAACTCAGCGAGCTCACGGGCGTCCTCATTGAGGTAGTAAGGATCCTCGGGTGCGGTTTCTTCGATGAGGGCAGACTTCTCAACCCCGAAATACTGCGCCAGAAGTTCGATCTTTCCCATTCTGGGGAACTTCAGACCATTGATCCAGTTGGACACAGTCGAAAAAGGTATACCCAGGTCATTGACGAGATCAACCGGCTGCTTATCGTGTAATGCAAGCTGTCTTTTCAGATTATTGCTAAATACCTGCTTAAGTTTTTCGTCGCTCATCTCGTTTCTCCCTTTCCCCTCATGCAGTTATCATACAACAAAAGCGAAGTAAAAACAATAAAAAAGTAAAGTAATTCACTTTTAGGGTTGACACTTCGCTAAAAGGGTAGTAACATACAGGCATGTGAGCGGCAAGGAGGTGATCAGATGAAGGTATCGCTCAAGGCAGCAAGGGTTAATGCTGAATTACGGCAGAGTGAAGTTGCCGAATTAATGGGCACTAATGTGGATAGGATCAAATATTTGGAGAGCAAAGAGGGAAGCGCAAGAATTACCTACGAAACACTTTTAGCTATGTGCGCGATTTATCATTGTACTCCGGACGATATTTTTTTGCCCATTGACTACCCTAAAAGCGAAGAAACTGACGAATAAGGGGAGGTGAGGAAATGGAAAAGACAAAGCCGCTGATCCGTCCGGATCCTGATGTGGTGAGGATCTACGGAGAGAGGATCACCACGGCGGAGGCCGGGAGGATCCTGTGCATCAATCCGGAGACGGTCAGGTACCTGATGGATACAGGGGAGCTGCATATCGGGAAGATCATCCGGAACAAGAAACGGAACACATACGTCATATACCGACATCTGTGCGAACAGGCGCTGCAGATGATGGGGAGTACAGGGGGTTAAGAAATGAGGGAAAAGTATCTCGAAGAGCTGCTGATATCAACCGCGATCGGAGCGCTGGCCGCACATCTGGCCTGCCAGATCCTGCCGTACATGCAGGAGACCGGCATCCTGGCGATGATCGTCTATGTGATCTTCTGGATCCTGGGCACGACAGTCACATGGCATCTGATTTGCCTGGCGCAGTGGATAAAAAAGGAATTGCCCCGGCTGAGGGACCAGCGCAGGGCAAAAACCACGAACACAACAATTTTATCATGAGAGGTCCGAAATGTTAAGAGAAATCACATTCAAAGAAGCCGTTGCGCTTCTGGAAGAAGGAAAGACCGTTAAATGCCTTGCCGCCGGCGGCGAACCGGTCTGGTCGAATTATGTTACCTGCACGCTGGACGAAGTCCTCAAAGGTGTGATCTGCTTCGCAGAGGATGAGGACATCCCGGCGCAGCCTAAAAAAAATGTAAGCGTCACAAAACCTGCACCCGCCCCCGCGGATCCTAAGCCGGCAGCTCCGGCCGCACCGCAAAGAAGGATCCAGCTGGACATGGGGAAGGTCCGGGCACTTAAGAATGCCGGCTGGAGTGTTCAGAAGATTGCTGACGAGATGGGCGTATCACGACTGACCATGAATAAGGTTATCCAGGAAATGGAGAAGAAGAAAGATGGTGAAGGGAGACAGGATATCAGAGAGGGCGCCGAAGACTAACGCGATCATAGAGCTCACCAACGAGGGCGTTCCGATCAAGGAGATCTGCGCCCGGGTCGGTGTATGCACCAGTTACGCATACGCGGTCAGGTCCCGGATGGATTACGGGGACCTGTATGAATGGGACGAGGTAACCGCAGCGCTTAAGAGGTCAAAGCGCGATTTGTCAAAGATCAAAATTGTAAAGGAAAAGGAGAGGTACTAATGCAGATCACAGTAACAGTTGAGAATTTTAACGAGCTCCTGGATTTGGCCAGGACACTGACAGCACAGCAGATCCAGGCGGTAAAGCCTGATGTAAAGGCGGAACCCGATCCGGTTCCCGATCCGGTTCCCGCGCCGGCTCCCGCGCCGGCTCCCGCGCCGGCTCCCGCGCCGGCAGCCAAGCCGGACATACCGAAGCTTAAACAGGAAGTACAGACAAAAGCGATCGCGCTGATGGATCTGGGAAAACAGGATCAGCTGCAGGCCCTTCTTAAGAAGTACAGCGTTCCGGCGCTGCCGATGCTTGCGGATGACCAGCTTGCGCCGTTTATGGCAGATATGGAGGCACTGTAATGGCAGACCACGGAAACAGGGCGCACGCCCTTCTGTCTGCATCCGGATCTCACAGGTGGATCGCCTGTCCGCCTTCCGCGCTGCTTGAAAGACAGTTCCTGGACACAACATCCGAGGCCGCGCGGGAGGGCACGCTGGCGCATGAGATTGCAGAGCTTAAAGCGAGACAGCGGTTGTTCAAAAAAGGGGATCCCGGCTATGTCACGAAGAGCGTGATCACGAAGGAACTGAACAAGCTCCGTAAGGATCCACTGTATCAGGACGAGATGGAAGACCACACGGACGGGTATGCAGAAGAATTGGATCTGCGGGCTTTGGCCTTCCCGGAGAAGCCGCACATTGCACTGGAGACCAGGCTGGATCTGTCCGCGTGGATCCCGGAGGGCTTCGGGACCGCGGACTGCATCATGGCCGGCGGGAGCACCCTGGAAGTCGTCGACTTCAAGTATGGCAAGGGCGTCCGGGTCGAAGCGGAAGGCAACACTCAGATGCAGCTTTATGCGCTCGGCGCCTGGTACAAGTTCAGCCTGATCTATGACATCCAGTACGTGAGGATGACGATCATACAGCCCCGGCTGTCCGTCAATCCGTCAACCTGGGAGATCCCGATCGAGGATCTTATCAAATTCGGTGACTACGCGAAGACAAAAGCGGAGATGGCGATCAAAGGTGAAGGCGACTTCTGCCCGGGTGAAGAGCAGTGCCGGTTCTGCCGGGCCCGCCAGCAGTGCAGGGCGAGGGCGGATCATAACGTTCGGATAATGTTCGGAGATGTGCCGGTGCATACCATGCCGCCGCTGATCAGCGACGAGGAAGTCGGGAAGTACCTGGGATGGGGTGAGGATCTTGCCTCATGGCTTAAGGATCTGCAGGAGTATGCGCTGTCGGCCTGCCTGGCTGGTGGCGACATTCCGGGATATAAGGCCGTCGAGGGCCGCGGATCCAGAGATTGGACTGATCAGGCTGCAGCGTTCAAGGCCCTGCAGGCTTCTGGTGTACCGGAGGCTGTTATGTACGAGAGGAAGGCGCTGACGCTGGCCTCGCTTGAGAAGGTCGTCGGTAAGAAGGCCTTCGCGGAAGCGGTTGGCGAGTACATCGAGAAGAAGCCCGGCAAGCCGGCGCTCGTCAAGGCATCGGACAAGCGCCCCGCGATCACGAACGTGCCGACAGTTGAGGAGGCATTTGCTGAGGTAGAAGCAGATCTTCCGTTTTGATGAAAAACTGGTAATTGCCAGTTTGGCAGCCACAACGCGAGGGGTTGAAGGGGCTTCCCCTCCATGGCTGCCGAAGGCGTGTCTTGCAAATCGATGGATTGACTCCCCGGTCATTCACATGGCAGAGCCGGAACTGCCTTAACAAAACACACACTGGGCATATAATTGGCGGCATTACGGAACAGCCTGAACCGCAAGGGGACCAGCGGATAACACGTCTGCCCCGGACGACCCAGTTATCCGCACTTCGGAGCGTAGCTCAGCGGCAGAGCACGGAGAGCGTTGCCGGTCACTGTCCGACCAGAAGGCAATGCGATGACCCGGATCGCAGGTTCGACTCCTGCCGTTCCGAGGTAGTGAGGGAAATAGTACCTCTTAAGCCCGCACGTGCGGATGCATACGCAGGGCCACCCAAAATGATCGTGCTGAAATAAGGGGCTGAGTCCAGCGGTACAAGCAGAAACGGAATGCTCATCTGGACTACCGTGACAGCCGGGAGAGACCGGCATAACAGACAACGTCATCAACGGAGGAAGCGGAAATGGAAGAACAGAAGATTATACTGCCCGCGAAAGCTCTGCAGCATCTGCAGCCAGGGCAGTCTGGGATGCTCAGATTGAAACCGAAAACCTATAACGCTCTCGTCGATCTGGCCAATGAGTCTGGTATGGCGCTGAGCCATCTCGCCAGCGAGATCATCATCCAGGCGATAGACAAAAACCTGATCCAGTTCGACAGATCAACAAGAAAATAATGGAGGAAAAAACGCATGAACGCTAACACGATCACGGTCGGCGAATGCCGGCTCAGCTATGTCCACGTCTTCAAGCCTTACAGCAGCATCCCGGGGCAGGATCCGAAGTTCTCCCTGGTCGCACTGCTGCCCAAGAGCAACGTGAAGGCGAAGGCCCAGATCGACGCAGCCATCGAGGCAGCCAAGCAGATCGGGCTGCAGGGTAAATGGAACGGCCAGGCGCCGGCAGTCATCGCGACGACGGTACACGATGGCGATGGCGTCAAAAGTAACGGAGAAACTTACGGAGAGGAGTGCAGAGGGTGCTGGGTGATCAACTGCAACGCTAACCCCGACCATCCGCCCAAGATCGTCGACCTGCAGCGTCAGCCGATCGTTGTGGAGAGTGATGTGTACTCAGGAGTCTATGGCTGGGTAAACCTTAACTTCTATCCCTACTTCTTCAGCGGAAAGAAGGGTATCGGCTGCGGTCTCAACGCGGTCATGAAGACCAGAGACGGGCAGCCCCTCGGCGGATCCGCGCCGTCGGTCGACGAGGCCTTCGCGGGCGTGAGCGTCCCGCAGGTCGATCCGATCACCGGGATGCCTAAGGTGGACCCGATCACAGGACAGCCTCTGTAAGAGGAGGCTGTTATGGAAATCTGGAAAGATATTCCCGGATACGAGGGTAAATACCAGGCCAGTGATCAGGGTCGGATCAGGAGTCTGAGCAGACAAATTGGCACTCCGGGAAAGATAGGCTTCAAAACCGTGAAAGGCCGAATATTAAGACCGGGGCCAGTAAAGACAGGGCACTTATATGTTGCGCTCGGCCACGGTGCTGCCGGAACACCCGTGCACACACTGGTCGCGCTGACTTTCTTAGGGCCGAGGCCATCCCACGCAGATGTGTGTCATAACGATGGGGACCCAACAAATAATAGCTTGGATAATCTTCGATACGACACTAGGACGAATAATATTCTAGATGTGTATCGGAACGGCGGTGCATGGCGGAAATTGTCCCTCGACGACATTAAAGCCATAATGCAGGAGCCCAAAACGACGACGGGGATCGCCTTGGCCAAAAGATACGGGGTTTCTCCCACAACAATCAGCAAGATAAGAAGAGGAGAATATAAGTCATGTCAGCTGATAGAGGGATGAGACATCATATCTCAATAGACATTGAATCTCGTAGCGGTGCGGACATTACCAAGACCGGCAGTTACCGTTATCTGCAGGATCCGGATTTCAGGATCCTGCTGTTCGGTTACAAGATCGACGACGGCCCGGAGGAAGTGATCGACCTGACGAAGGGAGACGGAAAGCTCCCGGACAAGATCGTGACGATCCTCGCAAATCCCCAGTACATCAAGCACGCATACAACGCGGCCTTCGAGTGGTACGCGCTGAACCGTGCCGGCTATCAGACGCCGATCGAGCACTGGCAGGATACGATGGTCTGGGCGCTGTACTGCGGTTATGCCGCCGGCCTTGGCAACACCGGCGAGGCGATCAGCCTGCCGGAGGATAAGAAGAAAGCCCTGACCGGCAAGGCGCTGATCCGGTACTTCTGCACTCCGCAGAAGCCGACAAAGACCTTTAAGAAGAAATACCACGATCCGGAGGATGATCCGGAGAAGTGGGATCTGTTCGTGGAGTACAACCGGCAGGATGTCGTTTCGGAGTATTCGATCCTGCAGAGGCTGAAGCTGTTCCCGATGCCTGAGAGCGAATGGGAACTGTGGAGGATGGACATCCGGATGAATGCCCTGGGCGTCAAGATCGATGAGAAGCTGATCACCGGCGCGCTGGCAATAAACGACAAAAGCACGCAGGAACTGACACAGGAGGCCGTTGAGCTGACAGGACTGTCCAATCCGAACAGCACGGCGCAGCTGCTGCCGTGGCTTAACGAACACGGCTGCGGACTTGACAATCTGCAGAAGCTTTCCGTCGAGGAGACCCTGCAGCGTGACGATCTGGATCCGAAGGCGCGCAAAGCGCTGGAGCTGCGTCAGCTGCTGGGGAAAACCTCGATCAAGAAGTATGTGGCCATGGAGACGGCCAAAGGCGAGGGAGACCGGGTCCGCGGGATCAGCCAGTTTTACGGCGCCAACAGGACCGGCCGCTATGCCGGCAGGCTCGTGCAGATGCAGAATTTGCCAAGGAACTACTTATCAACGCTCGGATCCGCGCGGAAGATGACACGAGAAGGCAATTATGAGGGCCTGCGGATGATATACGGCAATGTACCGGATACACTCTCGCAGCTGATCCGGACCGCGTTCATCCCGTCAGAAGGTCAGCATTTCGTAATTGCCGACTTCTCGGCCATCGAGGCCCGCATGATCGCATGGCTTGCCGGGGAGCAGTGGGTTATGGATGTCTTCGCAAGGGGCGACGACATTTACTGTGAGACAGCCTCTGCCATGTTCGGCGTTCCGGTCGGTAAGCACGGCCCGAACGCGGAGCTGAGGCAGAAGGGCAAGATCGCAACGCTCGCCCTGGGCTATCAGGGATCCACCAGCGCGATGATTGCCATGGGCGCGCTGCGGATGGGGATCCCGGAGGAGGATCTGCCGGATATCGTGGAGAAGTGGAGAGGGTCACACCCGAACACGGTCCGAATGTGGTACGAGATCGAAAAGGCCGCGGTCGCCTGCGTAAGCAGCGGGATCAGCCAGGCGTTCCCGATCGCGAACCGAGCCAAATATTTAACCTTCCGGATGGAGAACGATCTGGTCTATGGGCAGTCGTTTATGACGATCGAGCTGCCGGCCGGGAGAAAACTGTACTACCCGAAGCCGTTCCTGAAGGAGAACAAATTCGGGAAGCAGGCTATACATTATTACGGCGTCACCCAGACGACAGGCAAGTGGGGCATTGAGTCGACCTATGGCGGGAAGCTGACCGAGAACATCGTGCAGGCGATCGCGAGGGACTGCCTCTGCGAGGTGATCCGGCGGATCTACGCGAAGGGGTGGGATCTCGTTTTCCATGTGCATGATGAGGTGATCATCGACGCGCCGCTGGATGTCCATACAGATGATTTATGCGCACTTATGGACGCACCGATCGACTGGGCGCCAGGCCTGCTGCTTAAAGGCGCCGGCTTCGAGGCCGATTATTACATGAAGGATTAGAGGGAGGAGACGCATGGACAAAGATCTGAACATCGCTATCGGATCAGGGCGATGGTCTACATCATGGCCCACGTCCGTGATGAAATGGTCCGAGTTCTGCAAAAGACTGGACAACCCGATCAGGGGCACCGAGACCCTGGGCGAATTCCTGAAGATGTCGAAAGCTGATCAGGATGTAAGGAAGGACGTCGGCGGGTTCGTGGGCGGTGTGATCGAAGGCGGAAACCGCAAGGTCGGCAACGTCAGGAGCCGCGACCTGATCACGCTGGACCTTGACAACATACCGGCGGACAAGACGGACATGATCCTCTCTTCCGTGCGGATGCTGGGCTGTGCGGCCGCGGTGTATTCAACCAGGAAGCACCGGCCGGCGGCCCCGCGGCTGCGCGTTATCATCCCGACTGACAGGACGATGACCGTGGAGGAGTATGAGCCCGTCTGCCGGCGGGTGGCGAAGCTGATCGGCATAAACTTCTGCGATCCGACAACCTTCGAGCTCAACCGGCTGATGTTCTGGCCGTCCGTCTCCCGCGACAGTGAATACGTCAAAGAAGTATACGACCAGGACTTTTTGAAGGTCGACGCCATCCTGCGGATGTACGGCGACTGGCGCGATGCGTCGCAGTGGCCGACGGCAGAGGGTGAGAAGGCTGTACAAAAGCGCCTGATCGCCAAGCAACAGGACCCAACCACCAAGGACGGCGTTGTCGGTGCCTTCTGCCGGACCTACACGATCCGGGAAGCGATGGCGCAGTTCATCCCGGGGATGTACACCCAGGCCCAGACGGAAGACCGCTACACCTACACCGGCGGGACAACGTCCGGGGGTGCGATCATATACGACGGAGACCGCTGGATGTACAGCCACCACGCCACGGATCCATGCAGCGGGCAGCTGGTCAATGCCTTCGACATGGTCCGGCTGCACAAGTTCGCAGATAGGGACGAGGACGCCAAACCGGGAACACCGACGAACCGGCTGCCCAGCTTCAAGCTGATGCAGGAGCTGGCGCTTAAGGATACGAAGGTGTCAAGGCTCCTCGCGAAGGAAAGGCAAGAGGCGGCGAATGATGCCTTCGCCGGTGTCGACGTGTCGGCCATCGCCGAGGTCCCGGATGCGAACTGGAAGGATCAGCTGACCGTTACCCAAAGCGGCACATATCAGAAGACGATCAACAACCTGGTCCTGATCCTGACGCACGACCCGAACCTGAAGGGCAAGATCGTGACCGACGAATTCGCCGGCTGCGGCCTTGCGCTGGGAGCATTGCCCTGGAACACGGACGACGGGCGGCGCAGATGGACGGACACGGATGACGCAGGGGCGCTGTGGTACATGGAAACGTACTACGGCATCCCGTCGAAGGACAAGCTGATCGCCGCGCTGGCCATCGTAGGAGGGCAGCACAAGATCAACGAGGTGCGTGATTACCTGCTGGGCCTTAAGTGGGACGGAACGCACCGGCTCGACACCCTGTTCATCGATTACCTGGGCGCGGAGGATAACGTTTACACCCGGGCAGTCGCCCGCAAGAGCCTGACCGCTGCAGTGGCGAGGGCCATCACCGGGGGCATCAAATACGATTACATGCCGATCCTCTCAGGCCGGCAGGGCCTCGGCAAGAGCACTCTGCTGGCAACGCTTGGCGGGAAGTGGTTCTCCGATTCGCTGACGACCTTCGAGGGGAAGGACGCCGCAGAGATGCTGCAGGGGACATGGATCAACGAGATCGGCGAGCTCAACGCTATGAGCAAGTACGAGACCGCGGCGGTGAAGCAGTTCCTGTCGAAGAGGTCCGACATATACCGGGCAGCATACGGCAGACGCACTGAGGAGCATCCGAGGCGGTGTGTGTTCTTCGGTACATCCAACGACGCGGAGTTCCTCCGGGACTACACCGGCAACCGGCGCTTCTGGCCCGTGGACGTCGGAGAGAACGATGCAAGGCTGTCTGTGTTCGACGATCTGCCGGGACAGGTTAGCCAGATCTGGGCAGAGGCTGTCATGTACTGGCGGCTTGGCGAGCAGCTGTATCTGACTGGAGAGGCGGAGCGGCTGGCACAGGAGGCCCAGGAGGAGCACAGGGAGGCATCCGGATGGGAAGGCCTGATCATGGATTTTCTGGACACGAAGGTGCCAGTCAGCTGGGACCGGATGGATGTGTCTGATCGGAAAATGTTCCTGAACGGGAACAGTAAGATCGCGGAGGAGGAGCTGGCACCGATCGACAAGGTATGCATCCTGGAGATCTGGGTGGAGTGCATCGGCGGGGACCAGCGGTTCATAAAGCCGCAGGACCGGGCGAAGATCGGAAACATTCTGGCGCGGGTTCCGGGCTGGGAACGGATAAAGTCTAATGCCAGATTTGGACCTTACGGCAGACAAAAAGGGTTCAGACGGGTTGACACTTCCGGTTGACGGTTCCGTTGACAGAGTTGACAAACGGCTGTCAACCGTGTCAACCGTGTCAACCGGAGCGGTTGACAGCGAAAACCCGCATAAATACAGGGCAAAACGGTATTTGTCAACCATGTCAACCATATTTTCATAATTATGTCTGAAATTAGAGAGATTAGAGGATTTATAAATACCCTAAATGCCCTAATTTTAAATATCACATATACGCGTGTGTGCGCGGTTGACAAAAGGAGGGGGATATGAAGGAGAGCGAACTGGAACGGATCCTCGTGGAGGAGGTCCGGAAGGAAGGCGGACGGGCATATAAGTGGGTCAGTCCGGGGAATGACGGAGTGCCTGACCGGATCGTGTTCTTTCCGGGAGGCGAGGTGTATTTCGTGGAACTGAAGACGGAGACTGGAAAGATAAGTCCGAAGCAGGATGTTCAGCTGAGGATACTGGCGAGGCTGGATCAGAACGCGATGGTGGTCAGAGGAATCAGGGGTCTGATCGAGTTCTTCCGCCTGACCGGACGGGGGCACGTGGCGAACACACTCACAAACAGATACGGAGGGGGTGATGCCGAATGAAGTTCATACCGCACGACTACCAGCGTCACTGCATTGAGAAGATCGTCGAGATGCCGAATGTTGGACTGTTTCTGGATATGGGCCTCGGTCCAGCAAGACGGTCATCACACTGACGGCGGCCCGGATCCTGAAGTATGAGCGGCTGCAGGTGACCAGGATCCTGGTCATAGCACCTAAGAAGGTAGCCGAGGGAACGTGGAGCAGTGAGGCCGCGAAGTGGGATCACATTAAGGACCTGAGGATCAGTCTGATCCTGGGCAGCGAAGCACAGCGGAAAGCTGCAGCGGCGAAGACGGCGGACATATACATCATCAACCGGGAAAACATCGTCTGGCTAAAAGACCTGTACCGGAACGCCTGGCCGTTCGACATGGTCGTCGTGGATGAGGCGTCGAGCTTCAAGAGCCACACGGCAAAGCGGTTCAAGGCACTGGCTGCGGAGAGGCCGCACATCAGGCGGATGGTACTGCTGACCGGTACGCCGACGCCAAACGGACTTCTGGATCTCTGGAGCCAGATCTATCTGCTGGACGGCGGGGCACGGTTGCAGAAGCGGTTCACCTGGTACCGGGATATCTTTTTCGAGCCGGATGCCCGCGGAGCTTACGGGCAGGTTTTCTCATACCGGCCAAAGAAGGGATCCGAGGAGACGATCCTGCAGAAAGTGTCAGATATCTGCATCAGCATGAAGGCAGAGGATTACCTGACACTGCCGGATATGGTCTTCGACACGGTTCCGGTCGTTCTGGATCCGAAGGCGGAGAAGGCATACAAGGATATGGAGCGGGATATGGTTCTGTCACTGTCGGAGGATGAGGAAATGATATCGGCCTTAAGCGCCGCGGCGCTGTCCACTAAGCTTCTGCAGCTGTCGAACGGGGCAGTCTATGACGAGTTCGGAGCAGTCCACCAGATCCATGACTGCAAACTGGATGCACTGATGGAGCTGATCGAGGGACTGAGGGAACGAGGCAAAAGCGCACTGGTCTTCTACCAGTTCCAGCACGATGCGGACAGGATCCTGAAGAGGCTGCAGGCTGCGCCGAAGATCAAAGCGATCACCCTGGACGGTCCGGATGCGATCGATGCATGGAACTGCGGGGAGGTGGACGTCCTTCTGGCACATCCGGCCTCTGCCTCGTACGGCCTTAACCTGCAGGCCGGCGGAAATCATATCATCTGGTTCGGGCTGACTTGGAACTATGAGCAGTATGTGCAGGCCAATGCAAGACTGCACCGGCAGGGCCAGACAGAGACGGTTATCATACATCATCTTGTTTCCCAGGGGACAAGGGATGCGGATGTCATGAAGGCACTGGAGCATAAGGATCAGGCGCAGCAGTACGTGCTGGACAGTCTGAAGGCAAGGATAAGGGAGGTGAAAGCGTGTCAATGACAATAACGGACATAAGAAAAGCAATTACGACTTACGGCAAGTTTGTCCGGGAGGAAAACCGGAAAAAGATCTGCCGGGTTACATGCCAGGGTTGCGGTAAGGATATTTTCAACGATCTGACGGAGCCGGTAGAGTTCGTTGTTACGAAACGGGGAACTGCATTATTCTGGCATCCCGAATGCACCAAGAAGGCCTGGAAAAACAAGATCCTGTGGAGGAAAGACTGATGGAACTGTTATTTTTCGGCGTTGGCGTAGCACTTGGGGCTGTGACAACGCTGTCGATCTGGATGATCATATGCGATATCAGGGAGATGCGTAATGGAAGAAGGAAGGCTTGTGCTGTTGTATCTGATGGCGATGATCCTGGGAGTGATCGGGCTGGGGATACTGTTTAGCGGGAGGGACGAATGAACAGACAGCAAAGGAGAGCGGCGGCTAAACGAAGGGCGGTCGAACAGAAGTATTACGACGAGCTGGTCGACCGTCAGAACCACGTGAACGCCTGGGAAGTTGAGATGAACCTGCTTTGCTTCGCCCTGGCCGTGCGTGAGGCATACGGCTGGGGACAGCAGAGGATTGCGAAGGGCATGACGGAATTCAACAAGCAGCTGCTGCGGTTTACGCAGGGTGACACGCTGGAGAACCTGCGGCAGGAACTGGAGGATAAGACAGGGATCCATCTGAGACTGACGGATGATTTGGTTTCACTGAGGAGGAGAGTCAAATGAGATTATTCACAATCGGGTTGATCATACTGGTGCTGATCCTGTTTACACTGACGTTGTACAGCGCGCTGATCGCGGCGTCGGATTATGACGATTATGAGGAGGATGATGAAGATGAGTGACCAGACCGCGAAAGCGGACGCAGGCAAACCGAGGCTGACACTGGTGCCGATGCAGTTCGTGTGGGACGTGGCAGCTGTACGGGAGTGGGCAACAGCGAATAAATATCCGGACCCAACAAATTGGCGGCAGGTGTCACCTGAAAGATACAGGGATGCGTTGTTGAGGCATGTTCTTCGGTACATAGAAGACCCAGAAGGCATTGATGACGAAAGCGGGCTGCCCCATTTGTACCATGTGGCGACTAATGTGTCTTTTTTATGCGAACTGGAAAAAGAACGGAAAAAGGTCAGAACAGAGACATATGTAAGCGATAACAGAATTGTGATGACCGAAGAGATAGACGAGTGCCCCAATGTACGTGATAGATTTATTCAACAGTTTGGCATGACGCCGGACAGGGCGAAAGAGATCCTGGAGGAGCTGCGGCATATTGTAAACGCAGAGGTGCATGAAGTGATTGCACATGCAGATTATTATATCGATCCGGCCGCGTATGGATACGAGGGGAAGCTGGAGAAGGAAGACGAAGATCATGATGGATACACCTGTCTGTATGACTTCGGAGAACGTGTAAGTGCGGTATCAGCATTCATGAAACTGATATCGTTCCACACGCCGTATGGCGGGCATACATCAGCAATCGAGGCGTGCAGCCTGATGGGAATAGAATGGGGTGCAGACAAATGACAGATGAAAACCGGAAAGAGATGACAGAGGACACCAAAAGGGCGCTCGAGATCCTGCAGCCGATATGTGATCTGCTGGGCATCAGCCTAGCAGCAGACAAAGGCCTGCTGTATATGAGGGATCAGGCGATCGGGATCGGATGCAACAGCACATACGCGACGGTCATGGAAGCAATCGGGTACATCTTCCAGACAGAATATCCAAGGTTCAGACAAGGCGCAGTAACGGGCAGAGATCTGGAAGAAGACATAAAGCGGTACTGGCTCAGCCGGCCGGCAATGGAGAAACTGAAGAAGGCAGGTGTGATATGAAAGAGATCTGCAAAAACTGTTGTCATTGCAAGCCGACATACAAAGGCGGTGTGTGCGAGTTGGAAAAGGAGATGTTGGACGATGACGAATGAAGAATACATCCAATGGATGACCAATCCAGAAAATGCACACAACTGCAAGGAATGCCCAGAAAACAAGGGCATGGACAACTGGCAGAATCGCAAGCCCTGCGGACAGTGGCACTGTTGGGTGGTTGCGCATTGTTGGGTGAATGAGGTGGCGAACAATGACAAGGGATGAAGCAATTGCGGTCTTAAAAATTGCGGTCTTAAAATCTGCATCCGTTAATTTTGGCAGTAGAGGTGGAAGGACAGCCTACGTCGAAGCACTGGAGATGGCAATCAAAGCACTCAGGGCGCAGGATGTTCCCGACACGAATGTCGGAGACATGATTTACAGGCAGGATGCGATTGACATTGTGGTGTTTGAATGCGGTGAATGGACTGGTCTTGCAAAAGAAATAAGCAAACAATTAAGTCAGTTGCCATCCGCACAGGCAGATGCCGTAACAGCAAGTTTGGAAGAACTTATCGACGATTATGGAGAAGATGGGTTTTTTATCGTTGATGGAGTTAATTATCAGGCAAATGAATTGCTTAACGAACTCAAAACCAACTCTTCTGTAGGTGAGAAATTTCGTAAACAGATTACTAAAACCATTGTTCAGTATTTTATGAAGTTTGGAGCAGGAGATTGATTGGGAAGGAAAGGAGAACCGATGAGGGCGATTGATGCAGATGCGCTGATGGAAGAATTAAAAAGCTGTCATTTCCCCGGTGCGCCTTACGTTGACGCGGGAATCAGCATTGCAATTGGAAAAGTATGTGATGCACCTGCTATCGA